GCTTCAGACAGCGAATACCTTCTCTTCCTGAGTTTAGAGTAAGTGTCGAGAAGATCTGTAAGAATATGCATTAGCCCTCAAAAATAAATAGGGGATGTCCCGGAAGGAACATTCCCTATTATAGTAATTTATTTAAAATATTTTAATCAGGGCCTGCATATTGCACAGCAAAGTCATATCTCAAAGCGAGCTCAATAGTATGGAACTCATTAGTAGCATAGTTGAACTCTGCAGTCTTCCAAGATTTTGGATATGCACCGTATAGGTAAATCATCTTAATAGGGACCATATAATTGTCAAGTTGGTAGATTTTAACACTGGTTTTAAAGCCACCCGCAGGAGTGCCTTGAGTAAAACCGGGAGTGAATACTCCATGAATAGGGTCATATGTTGTACTCATCCAGTTGAACAAGGTTTCAGCAAGCTGTCCTCGAACTAGGTTATCGAAAGTAATCGTAACTTCTTCTGGGGTAACCTTTCCTGGGTAATAGAATTTATCATTAACTCTGTCCGCGACGATGTCTTCCGAAGTAAAACCCAACTGGGTTACTTGCTTCGCTGCCAAAGTTAAAACAGTATCGTCAGTCCCTCCCATTCCAGGAGGCATTGCGATTTCTACTTCCCATTGGAAAGCACGGTATGATTCTAGACCTTCAGATAAAGTCGGAAGATCTCCTATGTTAAGAGTTCTGTCTGTTTGATTTGCGTAGTAGCCTCTAGCCATTAGTAAGTGTCCTCTATATTATATAGTTTACGTGGTTCCGAGATCAGCGGATTGGTTGGTAAGGTTGAGTTCGATTACGAACACCTCAGCGGTCTTGGTAGGTTTAAGAAGAATCTTGCACCATAGTTCATTTCTATCAACTCTGAGAGGTGTGTTAGTAGTTTCATCACACACGACTCGGAATTCAGAGATACCTCTACCGTTCTTAATGTTGTTCAAAAGAGGTTGAACAATGTTGGTTACTCGACTCCAAGTAATTGGGTCGTTAGGCTCGAATACAAGCGCTCTGGTTGAGGATAATAGAATCTTACGCAGAATGATCATCATACGTCTTATATTAACTCTATCAAGAGAGGTGGGAGTCCTCTGTGTGGTTTTCTGCCCCCAAATTACTATGCCGTCTCCAGCGAATTTGACAATCGGGTTCACACATTCTCCTGCGCCGTACAAAGCATCCCTATCACCTTGGTTCAGGGAAACTTCGACATCAAAAGGTCTTGTAAGCCTTCCTCTAATCAGACCAGCAGGAGCTGACCAGGTGTTTGCGATCCTATCAGTTTCACACATGGCACCAATAGCAAATGCGGCGGGATCAATCCACGTATCTGCAGCGCTGAAAACATCAAAGACTTTGACCCAAGGCCAGTAAATAGCAGCGTAAGAACTGTTTACTGAAGTAGTTCTTCCCGTGTAAACTCCGTTAGTCCAGTTTATTGCGTCTTGAGCAGTACTGAGACCTTTTGGAGGGGATATGACAGCCACGAAGTTTTGGGTCTTTTCTGCAATTGTAACCAATTGATTTTGAAGAATCTGGTCAGTAATTCCAGGGATAGCAGCCATAGAGATATTAAGGGAATCATCATCAAGAGCCCACATACCAGTTTTGGTTGCCTGACTTCCGATGAAAGCTCCGCGAATAACATCATTGAAAGATCCATTATTGTCAGACAAGTCTCCGTTGGTTCCACCATACAACCCTGAAGTTCCATCAATGAATTTGACGAATCTGGTGGGAGCACCTATTGCACATTTATCAATACCACCTCTATCTATCTCGTCGTTGTTGGAGACTACCATCCGGTTATTTGTCAGAGCGAAAGCCGTTTGGAATGACGCAGGAGCAGTCCAACCTTCTGATAACGTTTTCGGAGGGGATGCCGTGTCTTGGTCGCTTGCGCCGTTATTGTAGAAAGATCCTTTAATAAAGTCAGATTTTGGATCGATAGTTCCAGCTTGAATCGTATCCTCTGGGTATTGGCTATTTTTAACAAAATCCATTGTAAAGGATTCTTCAAAGCCACCATCATTAAATACTTGGAAAGTCCAATCTTTTCCTGCTTTTGAAACAACCTTTACTTGGAGGCCATAGTAGTTTGTATTGTTACCTACTGTTATAGCGCTGTAATTGTATCCTTTACCAGCCCAAAGAGATTGGGTGAAGAAAGTCCCTCCAGGACCTCCCCCTGATACGGTTCCACCATAAGCTGTGGCGAAGTCCTCAGCCGATTTCCCTGAAACTTCTCCAGTGGTAGCGGAAACAGGCTGCAAAATTTTGCAGCGGGTCATGCCATCCCCTCCGACTAATGCAGCAGAGGTTCCACTTGCAGCTGATACTACCAGATTGGCACCAGAGCCCGCGTAAGTGCCTACGAACCACCCTATAGGACCAGTTCCTGAAGTAGAAGAAACAAAAGTAAAGGGGAAATCGCTAGTTTGTTTAGCGGACATCGCTTTAACAATAGAAGCGGCTCCGGCTTGTCTGGTTCCTACAGCAGGAGTTGAATCTGTCCATTTATCAACATTTAGTTCATAGTAAGACGAGTGATTGGCATTCCGACTTGTATTAGGAGTAACGTTGGCAGAAGCGTTATTAGTAATTTTAAACAAGAATTTGCCGTATTGCTGGCCTCTCCACCCAGATCCCCCAGCTGCAAGGTCGCTAGGAACATCCCCAGAAACAGCGACGGCGGGACATGCACCAAAAGACACCGTAGCGGAGGCATCAATACCAGCAGTATTGATGGCACGAACAAAATAAATTGCAGAAGTCTTAGTGAGCATTTCTAGAGCACCAAGGACTCCTTGACCTCCAAGTACTCGATCTGGACGTCCAAACTCCTCGATCAATTGAGAAGTACTAGTTATTAACTTAGCCTTATTAGGCTCTCCTCGAGAAGCAAAGCCGACAACACCGGCAATGGATGAGTTTACAGACGGAGGGTACTCCGAAAAATCCTTTTCTACGATATAGACACCAGGGCTGTTGTACGTTGGCATTTTTTAATTTCCTACTTTTACGATTGACAATATGCGGCGGGTAGCCAAATTTCGGACTAAATCAGTTACAAACGAAGACGGAACAGTCACAGAACCTCCAACATTCAAATATTTGTGAAGGTATCCTCCATCACAAGAAAATATTAGTTCTTCTGTCTGGTTTCCGATATTTCTGATAGTAACCACAATAATCCTCTATGTTATTTATGCGTCCAGACACCTTCGTTTACTCTATTTTTCTAAGTACTTTGTCTTATTTGATCGGTCACGGTCTGAGCGGTAGTAGCAGAAGCGGATAATTCCAAAAAAGGTTCTATTATAATATCGGAATTTAGCTTCTCTATGCGTCCCGTGTTAGTGTATAAGTACTTTTGGTTAGGAATATATGCTTCTACTGAAACTTGTATGGTTCTCTTAAGAACCCTATCCTGTCTGTCAGGAGCCACTGTAACGGAGTTATCAGCAACCTGTGTTATAAATCCTTGAATGTAATCGCTAAATTTAGTTCGAAACTCTAGAGAGGGGTTGAACATTAATTGAATCTTCTCCGTTATTTGATTCAAATCCTCAAGATACTTAGCCCATAAATTAACCATAAAAGAGAGGTTGACAGCTTTTGGAGCCACCGAAACTACTCTGGTAGCTCGTTGAGCCGTTTTGTTCCACGCAGTCTCAACTACTACGTTCATATTGTATCTCCTTCTACCTATGTCATCCTCTATATCAGATATGCCTACGGAAATGACGGGAAGGACTAGGTTTCTGTCTTCTTTTATCTTTGCTATAGCTCTCTCAGGGTTAGCATAAAAAATTGGAATATCGACCACCGCTTTGTTTTCAGAGTCAATAATGCTAATATTCTCCAATTTCCTTATCAAGAACTGAGTATACTCTCGATAAAAATCGGATTGGGTATGTCCCTTTTCCAGCTCCAGAGCTTGGATGGCTTTACGAATTTCTATCAAGGGATTTGCCATTTACTTATCTACCCTCCAAGCAAGCCTACTACGTCAATTCCAACAAGATGTTCACCGGCGGTGGCAGAGCATCCGGCCAAACAGAGAGCACCAGGAAGGGGGTCACACACAGCAGAGGTTACCTGATAAAGAATTCTGCCCGCACCCAAATTGGCAATAGCCTGAAGGGACTGGAGGCAAATGGCGTCCTTTGTGTTCTCCTCCTCCTCCTCCTCACCAGAGCCCGGGTCTACCGGAACCAAACCGCCGCCGGGCTTCTTGCCGTCTCCCGGCTCCTGGTCACCTTGAAAGTTGAAAGTTTCTGTTGGAAATACCCAGTTTCTGTCCGGGTACTCAGCCATTGCTTTGCT